CTACAAATCTAACAACTGATGGAAATAACTTAACCATCGGAGCACAAGGAGATATTAGATTAGCAGATTCTGATAGCAGTAACTATGTTGCTTTCCAGGCACCTGCAACTGTTGCTGCTGATAGACTTTATACACTCCCAGATACTATTGGAACTGCTGGTCAAGTATTAAAGATTTCTTCTAGGACTGATACTACTGCAACACTTGCTTGGCAGGATGATGCTACTGGTGGTGCTGGTAGTTCTCCTGGTGGTGTTGATACTTATGTTCAGTTTAATGATGGTGGAACTACTTTTGGTGGTGATGCTGGGTTTACATATAACAAAACAACAGACTCTGCAACACTTGTAGGTTCTCTAACTGTTGGTGGAGTAAATGCAACCACAGGAACTGACTACCAAATCAACTCTACATCAGTTCTGAATGCAACCACACTAGGTTCTGGTGTTGTAAACTCTTCACTTACTTCTGTTGGAACCCTTGGTGCTCTGACGGTTGATAATATTGGAATTGATGCAAATACAATCTCATCTTCAACTGATGATATTATTCTTTCACCGACAACAGCAATTCGTGCCGCATCAAATAAACCAATTAGATTCTACGATTCCGACAACTCAAACTATGTTGGATTGATTGCTGCTGCCACTGTAACATCAAACTATACTCTTACATTACCTGCTGCGATTGGTAATGCAAATGAGATACTCCAATATAGTGCAAGTGGTGTTGGCGCATTTGTTTCGAATACCAGAACTCTCAACTTTGTAATTGATGGTGGTGGTTCTGCAATTACAACAGGAACCAAAGGTCATATTGTAGTTGATGGTGATTATACGGTGACTGGCTGGACTATTATTGCAGACCAATCAGGTAGTATTGAAGTTGATGTAAAGAGAGCAACTTATACAAACTTCCCAACAACTGCTTCTATTGCCGGCACTGAACTTCCAACACTTTCTACTGCACAGAAAAATGAAGACCTTACATTGAGTACCTGGACTACTTCACTTTCTGCAAGAGATGTATTAGAATTTGTAGTTAATTCTATTACGACAGTCACAAGAGTTACAGTCGCACTTCGTTTAGTCCCAGTATAATATTATGGCAACCGAAACTTTATTACCTGATGGAACAGTTGTTACCTCAACAAATCTTACTGGAGCAGTAGCAGATATTGATGAAGGTGTAGATAACTTTGATGGGGCATATGTAACTGCAACGGGGAGTAATGGAAATACTGAATTGGTAATGACTCTCCCCACACCAACTGCATCTCTTACAAGCGGTGCAGGACTTCAAACTTTTCGTGCAAGAGTTCGTAAAAGTGCTTCTGGTGGAAATACGGTAACTTTTAGATTTGAAGTGTGGGAGAATGGGAGTTCCACTGGAACTGTGAGTAGTAATATTACATTATCATCCACTACTGGTGCTACGGAAAGTTTTACTTGGAATGCTTCTATTCTTGCAAATATTGATGGTTCTGGAGTAGAAATCGCACTTTCTCAACAAAATGGTGGACAAGGTGGAAACCCAAACAACAGAAGATGGATGGAAGTTGATGCACTTGATTGGGTTGCGGATTACACACCAGTTGTTGCCACTACTGGATACTCATTCTCTACGATTTTTTAGGGCTTGACACCAAGTTAAGGTCGTGTTATAATAAATAGGTAAACAAATGTTACGAATGCCTCATAATTAGTAACATTTGTCCTCTACCTAACCGAGACCTATGGGGAGGTTAAACACAGTCTCTCATATCCTGTCTTAGGGTGACAGGAAATAGTAACTCCACCATTTCCCTGATGGTCTTACTAACTGTTTAATTAAAATGGCTCAATCTACTCTTTCGCGTCAACAGACGCAATCCACTTGGGATAATTTCTGCGAGTGGGTAACTTCTACCAATAACCGCCTCTATGTCGGTTGGTTCGGCGTATTGATGATCCCAACTCTGTTGGCAGCAACAATCTGCTTCATCACCGCCTTCGTCGCTGCTCCCCCTGTGGACATCGACGGCATCCGTGAACCCGTCGCTGGTTCACTCATGTATGGAAACAACATCATCTCTGGTGCAGTTGTTCCCTCTTCCAACGCAATTGGTCTTCACTTCTATCCTATTTGGGAAGCCGCATCGCTTGACGAGTGGCTGTATAACGGTGGTCCTTACCAGCTTGTAGTATTCCACTTCCTCATTGGCGTCTTCTGCTACATGGGTCGTGAGTGGGAATTGTCCTACCGTCTTGGAATGCGTCCTTGGATCTGTGTTGCATACTCTGCACCCGTTGCAGCAGCATCTGCAGTCTTCCTGGTTTATCCTTTCGGTCAAGGTTCGTTCTCTGACGGTATGCCCCTGGGTATCAGTGGCACCTTTAACTACATGCTTGTTTTCCAAGCAGAGCACAACATCCTGATGCACCCCTTCCACATGCTGGGCGTTGCTGGTGTCTTTGGTGGTTCACTGTTCAGTGCGATGCACGGTTCTCTGGTTACCTCTTCACTGGTTCGTGAAACCACTGAAACTGAGTCCCAGAACTATGGTTATAAGTTCGGTCAAGAAGAAGAGACTTACAACATCGTTGCTGCACATGGATACTTCGGTCGTCTGATCTTCCAGTATGCATCGTTCAACAACTCTCGTTCACTTCACTTCTTCCTGGCAGCATGGCCTGTCGTTGGCATCTGGTTCACTGCTCTTGGTGTTAGCACCATGGCATTCAACCTCAACGGTTTCAACTTCAACCAGTCCATCATGGACTCCCAAGGTAAGGTTCTGAACACCTGGGCTGATGTCCTCAATCGTGCTGGTCTTGGTATGGAAGTGATGCACGAACGTAATGCTCACAACTTCCCCCTCGACCTTGCTGCTGCTGAGTCAACTCCTGTTGCTCTCACCGCTCCTAGCATCGGTTGATCTAAAAATTAAATAAACATAAAGAGGGTCACTTCGACCCTCTTTTTTTTCCTTTTGTGTGTTAAGATAGGTAACGAACATGATAAATGATGACGCTTCCTATAAAGAACGTGAGATTATCATGGACACTTGGCCACAATTATACTGGTTAAAAAATTCAAAGGTAAATAAAAATGGTAGCATCAACACTACAACCAACAAGGAGGGGATGGTTCGATGTCCTGGACGACTGGCTTAAACGAGATCGCTTTGTCTTTGTGGGTTGGTCTGGATTACTTCTTTTTCCCACTGCTTATATGGCAATTGGTGGCTGGCTTACTGGCACGACGTTTGTTACAAGCTGGTATACCCACGGGTTGGCGTCTTCTTACCTTGAGGGTGCTAATTTTCTCACGGCAGCAGTGTCAACTCCTGCTGACGCTATGGGTCATTCTCTTCTTCTACTTTGGGGTCCTGAGTCTCAAGGAGATCTCGTCCGCTGGTTCCAACTTGGGGGACTCTGGAATTTTGTGGCGCTCCACGGAGCCTTTGCTCTCATAGGTTTCATGCTTCGCCAATTTGAAATTAGTCGTTTAGTAGGTATCCGTCCGTACAATGCTATTGCTTTCTCTGGTCCTATCGCTGTGTTTGTCAGCGTATTTCTTATCTATCCTCTGGGACAATCGTCCTGGTTCTTTGCTCCCAGTTTTGGTGTCGCAGCGATCTTCCGATTCCTACTCTTCCTACAGGGGTTCCACAACTGGACATTAAATCCCTTCCATATGATGGGTGTAGCAGGTATCCTGGGTGGTGCGCTGCTCTCAGCAATCCATGGTGTTACAGTAGAGAATACTCTTTATGAAGATGGTGAACAAGCAAACACATTCAAAGCATTCGACTCGACCCAAGAAGAAGAAACCTATTCAATGGTCACTGCTAACCGATTCTGGTCACAGATCTTCGGAATTGCATTTTCTAATAAAAGGTGGCTACATTTCTTCATGCTTTTTGTTCCTGTTATGGGTCTTTGGACCAGCAGCATTGGCATTATTGGTCTTGCTCTTAACCTTCGTGCTTACGATTTTGTATCCCAAGAGATAAGGGCAGCAGAAGATCCTGAGTTCGAGACGTTCTACACAAAGAACATCTTATTGAATGAAGGTCTACGTGCTTGGTTGGCACCAGTCGATCAACCACATGAGAACTTCGTGTTCCCAGAAGAGGTATTGCCAAGAGGCAACGCTCTGTGATATAATAGGAGGGTCAAGAGACCCTCTTTTTTTATGTTGTTTGATGATGTAATTTACGAAAAGAATGTCATTGATCATCAGATATGTGATGATCTTGTGGATTGGTTTGAGAAGAACGAAGACCTACAGCATCAAGCGATGCTAAAAAATACCAATACTGATCAGAACGAAGTGGATGACTCTCAACTGGTTGCCACTCGTGCTTGGGGAGATCAATATGTACGTGATACTATTATCAAATGTATTGATAGGGCTTTCTTAGACTACCGAGGTACGATAGGATGGCCATGGCAGTACAATTTAGAGTCTAAAGACTTTAGTGTCAGGAAGTATCCTAAAGGAAAAGGTTTTTTCAATGATCATATTGACACCGCTACAGAATTAACCTATCATAGGTTGTTGGCATTTATTCTATACTTAAATACTGTTGATGATGGGGGAGAGACAGAGTTCTTTTACACTGGTAGAAAAATAAAACCAGTGAAAGGAAAGATCTTACTCTTCCCATGTAATTATCTCTTTGCTCATCGTGGACACATTCCTCTGTCTAACGATAAGTACATTGCTACGTCGTTTATTTACCGCTGTTAAAATGGATATTAAAATTTATACTAACGTTGGGTGTGGGTACTGTGCCAAGGCAAAAGAACTCTGTAAGAGAGCAGACTTGCCTTACACTGAGGTTCGTGTGGGTAAAGATATTTCTGCTGTAGAATTTCGTGAGCAGTTTCCACAACGTCAATCTTATCCACAGATTGTTATTAATGATGAACAGATCGGTGGACTAGTTGACGCTGTAAAATATTTCGTAGATAATAAGTTAATCACTAGAGGATCTAAATGAGTGAGGGATTGAAGATAAATAAAGGTGTGGAGCTAATGCTC